CCATTGATGGACTCCACGAAGTTGGTAGGAAGCGGTCCAGTTGCTCCGGTGTTTCCTTGAGGGCCTGTTGGTCCCGTTGGTCCCGTTGGTCCCTGAGAACCAGTTGCTCCAGTTGCTCCGGTGTTTCCTTGAGGGCCTGTTGGTCCCGTTGGCCCTGTTGGGCCTGCTACTGTCGAAGCAGCACCCGTTGGTCCTTGTGGTCCAGTGTTTCCTTGAGGACCTGTCGCACCAGTATTTCCTTGAGGTCCTGTTGCACCCAAGCCTGTGGGAACTGTTGGTTGAATCCATTGAGTGGAATTTCCATCATTGATATAAACAAATTCGATACCAGTATCAGAATCCATCCACCGTTGACCGGCTACAAGTTCTTCACTTTCTGGCTGTGTGCTTTGATAATAATAAGTTAAACCACCACCACCGCCACCACCTCCAGTGCTAGAAATTGTAACTACTCCAGTTCCAGAACTTGGTGACAGAGTAATTCCTGCACCAGCAATAATTTGTTCTACGCCGGTAAAAGGACTGCCACCACCCGAAATATTAATTTCTACATTTTTTCTTTTCTTAGTAACTGTTACACCAGTTCCAGTAAAAATTAAATCGTTTACAGATTTAATTATTCTGGTATCTTGTCCACCCTGTCTGGTAATAATTCCAACTGCACCACCACCGGGAACTGCTAATCTTCCAAGTTGCTGAACTAATTCATCTATATTAGTTCCTTTAAATTTGTCCATCAACTTTGTTACATGATTTTCATCCAACGATATAACATTATCTTCAAGTACTAATGGATATTCGACATTTACAATTGAAGTTTCACCCGGAGGTCCTGGATTTCCTTGGGGTCCAGGTGGACCAATTTCTCCACGATCACCTTTGTCACCTTTTGGTCCTTGTCTTCCTGGAAGACCCATTGGACCTTCTTTTCCATCTTTTCCAGGTTCTCCTTGAGGGCCCTGTTCGCCTTGTGGGCCAACTTCACCTTGTGGGCCTTGGATTCCCTGTGGCCCCTGTGGTCCAGCTGGGCCCTGTAAACCTTTAATACCAATAGGACCTCGTTCACCTCTGGGCCCCGGTTCTCCTTGTGGGCCTTGTTCTCCTTGTGGTCCTATTGGTCCTCTTGGGCCTTGAGGGCCAATTAAACCTCTGGGACCAGCTGGACCTTGTTCGCCCTTTGGTCCCCGTAATCCTTGAACTTGAATATTTGTTACATCACTATTTTCTTGTAATTGTACTTTTTCAGTAAAAACTGGAGAATTTAGTATTGTTTTTGGAGAATATTCTTCCAACAAATTTTTAATTTGTGTGGAATTTCCATAAATTTTATAAACTTTATTGGTGCCTTTTTGAATAAAATGATGTTCAGTGATACCAATTCCCAATTGAATTTTTTCATCATAATCGGTGGTATCTATTTCTTTCAATATTTCATTTGGAGAAAATGAACTAAAATGCTTTTTAACCTTAAATTGTTTACCAATAACTTGTTCATAAACTTTTGAAGGTGTAAAAAGATCTTTAATTTTTGTTGAGTTTCCCTCTAGAAGATACTCTTCGCCATCTGGACTTCTTAGATGAAGTTGCGTGATACCAGAACCAACTTTGATTTTCTTTGGGTTTGTTGTGGATTCTACAATATAATACTCACACCCCATCAGCAGTTCTGGGTGCTGTTTTGCCAATTTTAGAGATGTTTTGTTCTTTCCGAAGAACATTAGTTTAAATTATTTAGAATGGCTGTATTCCTCCACCACCATCTGTGCCACCTGAAGTTGCTCCACTCAATTTTATAGCCCAACCATTAATCCAAAAAGTATTGACAAAATAATCACTCCAATTTAGATTTTTAAATGTTCCAGATTGAGCTCCAACATTTGTACCTTGTTTAATAACAAATTGATTGCCGGAAACATCATTTACAAAACCAAAATAAGTAAGTGAAGTTCCAATCGAACCACTGCTATCCAAATCATACAATAGTTCATTATAAATTAAAAATGTTCCACTTCCAAGAGTATATCCTTGTGCACCACCCAAAGAATCTCCACGAAGAGACCAAGAAGTAATTCCTCCTATTCCAGATCCAGAAACTGGAAGAGGCATAGAAATTGTATTTGGTTTAGCCAAAGTCCAACCACCATTACGCATTGCTATAATATCAGCAGTAACACCGAGAGGTCTTAGATCAGGAATAAATGTTGATCCACCTCCACCACCAGAAACAGTTGAACTTATTGTAAATGTTGCACCACAGGCTCCAGTTATAGTAGAAAAGGTTATACCTGTTCCTGCACAAAGACCAATAATACCGGTAAAACCAGCTATGCTAATAACATAATTTGTTGGCATTGGCCCGGTGGGCCCTGTCGCTCCTGTAGCTCCGGTGTTTCCTTGAATGCCTTGGATGCCTTGTATGCCTTGGGCACCAGTTCCTCCAGTGGCGCCAGTGGCTCCTGTAGCACCAAAGCCTCCAATTGTTCCAATTACAAGAGTATTGCCGACTGAACTAATTGTAATATATTGACTTCCAGAAATTCCAACAGTTCCAGTTAAACCATTTATAGTAGAAATTCCAGTAACATTTCCAACAGAACCATTAAAACTCAATACACCGCTATTTGAAAGAGTAACGGCATTAGAATCACCACCTAAAGCCAATCCACCTGGAGAAACTACAGAAATAGATCTAACACCAGTATTTGTTATGGTTACGTTTCCAGTAGAACCAGATAAAGTAATACCTAACCCAGCAACTATTCCAGTAACTCCAGTATTTGTTATGGTTACAGTTCCCGTTGCTCCTGATACAAAAATACCACTTCCAGCCACAGCTGCAGAAACACCTTGAATTGCTCCTGTTTTTCCGTTATAAAATGTTACAATATTTGGTGCTGAAATATTTCCACTAAAAGTTGCACCAGAAGCAGATATTCCTCTTGAAGCAGAAAGTAAGCCTGAAAAGGAAGCGGTTGTACCTACAATGCTACTTTCAACAAATGTTGAAGTTTTATTTATATCATTTAATGCTAAATACGATCCAGATACATTTCCAAGTTGAACTGAAGTTGAGGTTAAAATAATCTGATTATCATCATCATCAACCAAAAGAAAAGTTCCATCCCCACCACCACTATACTCACCTATCGTGGTAACAGAATTCGTCACATCATTTACGTAAATTATATTATTTGTCGAATTAATTTGTGCAGTAGTTACTATAGAAGAGCTTATTCCATTTGTAAAATTTTGTATTGGGCCAAATGTATTTGTAATGCCTGTCGTTACTCCACTAACAGCTCCCGTTAGTCCATTAAAACTTATTACATAAGTTGTTGGTGTTGGTCCCGTTGGACCTGTATTTCCTTGTGGGCCCTGTATTCCTTGAGGGCCTGCCTGACCAATTGGGCCAGCCAAGTTTACATCCCAGTTATTCCAGCTTCCAGAACCAGTAACACCAGAGACAGAAACATTTAAAGTTACACCAGAATAAGTTATCACCTGAGCATTAAAGTAATTTGTCAGTCCGCTTGCAACTAAAATATCTTGAACTTTTGTATAGGCTAAACCAGATTCAACTGTTAGTTGTACAGTATTTCCTATGGTTAAAGTTGATAAGTTTACAGAGGTGTTTGAACTAGTTGCAAAAATATCACCAGGTAAACCGGTAGCACCCGTAGGTCCGGTAGCTCCAGTTGTTCCTGGAGCACCGGTTGCACCTGTTGGACCTGTTGGACCGGTAGGGCCAGTTGGTCCGGTTGAGCCAGTTGAACCAGTATTTCCCCGTGGTCCCGTAGCACCTGTATTCCCTTGCGGACCAGTTCCACCGCCCCCACCAACACCACCTCCCGGTGTAACTTCAACCCTTGCTAAAGCATTGGTATTTACCGTAACATTTATTACTGGAATTTCTGTGCTGGAAGAAATAATATCTGCCACAATTATGCCTCAGTTACATCAGGAAGAACGTTAATTTTTCCTCTTAAAAGAGTATCTACGCCAGCATTATTCGGCTTAGTTGCTTGAATGTCGTAAAAAGCTCCAGAATATTGAGGAAAGTTTACAGTATAAGCCGAACCAACACAAACATTGCAAATGCCTCCAGTAGCAGTAGCAGAAAGACCCCCTGTAATCCCATCAAGCGTATAAAGAGTACTTCCAGATGTCACATGGAGACTTGTAGAAAATAAAGTTGCACCCGGAATATAAGATTTACGAACTTGAAAATTAAGAGTTACGCCAGTAAGATTGTAGGTGGCTCCAGTAGAATCCTGTAAAGCCATCTGCCATCTTAAGGTATCGCCCTTAACTATTGTCGGATCAAAGGTATCTGCCATTCTTTTCTCCAAAAATAATAGCCTTGGTTAGAGGCTATTATTTGTTCAACTATATTTAGGTCAAAGAAAGATTATCAAAGTTTGACAGTTTTGGCTTCCGGACTCATTGTTAATGTAGTTTTATTCGCAGCTTTTTCTAATTTTGCTGAAAGTTCTTGTTGTTGCTGCAAATACTGTTGTTGCATCTTTTGCATAGTATCTACATAAATTTTGTGATTTTTTGCAACTCTTTCTCTGTGTTCTTGAGGAAGATGTGGTTCCTTCAACAATTTTTCACATGCCATCAAACCAACTTGTGGTCTGCCAGCATAGAATGCGGTAGTTGCAATTTCATCATAAATTCCCCAGAGATAGTTTGCTCTGTCTATAAAGAGGATGTCTTGCTCTGGCATTGGAATAGTTAGACCCAATGAAGCAATCAAGAATGCGTTTCTTGGTCTGTCATACTTTCTGTAAATGCAGGAAAGATGGTATAATGGTTCTACTCTTTGTGGAGCAACTTCATAAGCAATCATAAACGCATCAGCTATTTGTTCTACTGGCTTACCCAAGAATTCTCTGCACATGCCAACGCGCATCCATGAAAAGAATACCTCTTCTGGCCAAGAACCGAGTTTGATTCTCTTCATGTATTCTTCTTCAGCAATTTCATACATTCTTGAGTCAAATGCAGATTGTGCAGCATAGAATTGCTTGCGTGGTTGATTTGGATCTTTGTCCAAATACTTCTTTAAAGTTTCATAATCTTTCTTGTACTTTTCAGTGTCATTTGCAAAGGATCTTGCACGGCAACCTTCTGTACGGACTTCCCATGCATAATCACCCTCTAACTTCTTTACATTCATTGGCTGTTCGCAGATTGCATATTCGTGAAGAGGCTCTTCATACCACCATTTCTTCTTGCCAAGATTGAATAATTGTGCTCTCAACCAACGATATTCACCTCTTTGAATTTGTACAACATAACCATCCAGTTCGTCATCAAACTTATCAACGGGGAGAGTTCCAGTGATAAAGTCATCGGCATCAATCATAATAGCCCATTGTGTTTTGCCCATGCAAAGCTCTAGAGCTTTTGATCTATTTGTACCGAAATCAGACCATTCATGGTCATGGATTTCACCTGGAATTCCCTTTTCATCAAAGAACTTTTTGATGATTTCCTTAGTGTTATCCGTAGATCCAGTATCACAGATAACATAGTAATTAATAAATGGTGCGACTGAGGCCAAGCATCGTTCGATATTTGGTGCCTCGTTTTTAACGATCATTGCGAGAGTCAATTTGTGCATATTCATCCTTACGAATTAAAGAATTTTCTCAATGAGCCAGTATTAAACTTTGGTACCAGCTCCCAATTTTGTTTTTCACTATGTTTAATAATTTTTAAGCCACTTATTGGCATTGCATCTTCAATTTTGGTTTTTTCTAAAACTTCTAGTAGTTCCCACTCCTCTAAAAGTTTTATAATTGCATTTCGGCGTTTAAGATCTTCTTCAGATACATTTGAAGGAAGACCATCAAGAGCAAATAATTCTTTGAAGTGTGCGATTACATAAACACCATTTTTATGAACTAAATGGCAAGATTGGTACAGTATCTTTTTTCCTTTTGGGGATACACCAATGCGAGATAAAGTTTCTCGCACAACCATAAAATCTTCTTCATCAAAGAGTTTTACTTGAACACCCACACCATTAAATTCATTCTTAGAAATACTAGACATACACAATCCTTAAAATTATCGGGTTCCACCTTTGTCAAGGAACTTTTTTATTTCTTCCAAGTCCTTGTGACCCAATATATTTAGTACTTCTCTAGACTTCTGTTCTGAGTATCCAAAAGCAGCCTTAATTAATTCGATATTTTCCTCGGTTTCTTTACGCAGCCAAGGTGAATATCTCTTCTTTTTACGCACGCCAATGCGATAAAAATCAAACTGACTCTTTCGGTCCAACCAAGGAGCGCAGTTCATTTCATTTGCATAAAAAATAGTATCCGCAAAATAAGATAAACATCGATTGACAACAAACGCCGGATACAACTTTACAGCATCCTCATCCTTATCTAATAAGGGAGTTTTATCGTGATTAATGCTGGAAAGAAAGTCTTTTAGTTTCATCAGTTAAACTCGCATTCCATCATGATTTCTACAATCAATGCCATCGTATTGATTTCTTGGTCTGCCGCAAAAGCAGACTTGTATTGGTAGTTTGCAATTATTAAAATTGCCTGTGGAATAGAACTGTTCTTTAGGGCCGTATAAAGTTCAGTATAAAGCTTTTTAAAGAAATCCGCTGTATTGAGATCCAAGTTTTGGACTACCCACTTACGACAAGATGCAAAATCCTTTTGCTTCATAAAGGATAACAATTCTTTGTAAGACTCTGCACTGCCTTGTGCTAGAATACCTACATCAATCTTTCCAGAAGAAGAATAACGTTGGAGTTCGTTGATGATTCTACGAATATCTGGAAAATGCTTTTTAATAAGATTTACCAATACACTCTTCTCGTATGGAACATTTTCAGCTGTAAGAATATCCTCAATTCGTTTGAGAATATTAGCAGCAACCTGTGCCTTTTCTGAATTTGGCACAGTAAAATCAAGGCCAGTACATCTAGAATGCAAAGGATCAATGATTCTATCCTTGTAATTGCAAGTCATAATAAACCTGCAATTTTTGGCAAATTCTTCTATGGCTCCACGAAGGGCAGGCTGAATAGATTGCGCATTTGCATAATCAAACTCATCAAGAATAACTACTTTGAGATTATTGTTCAGAGATATGGTAGAGCAGTAACTGCGAATTTTAGTTCGCAGTGTATCAATACCATTCTCTTCCGAACAGTTGATGAGCATACAATCTGCTCCGATGTCGTTGGCGATTGCTCTAGCGACAGTTGTCTTTCCTGTGCCAGCCTTCCCATAAAACATCATGTTGGGAATACTCCCATCCTTGGCCATTCCATTTAGGACATTTCCAAGATCAACAGGAAGAATGCAATTTGATAGCGTCTTTGGGCGGTACTTTTCCACCCAAAGTAGATTTGATAGGTTGGACACTTTATCCTCGCTTGATTGCGATGTAGTACGAAAGATCAAAAGACTTGTGTGTAAACTTTGAAATGATTGAGTCCGTAAGTTCTACACCATAAGAACCGGGAATAAATTTGATTTCTGAGACATTAATTGTCCCGTCAAAATCCTTACCGCTATAATTGTCGTCAACAACAATTTCAAAGTTGTCACTTGAAGGCTTGCTAGCATCGTCAACCATAATCTTTAGAATTCCATCTTTACCAATGATACGAAGATCAGAAACCTGAAGAATGCTTGATGCCTTAAGAATTTCGGCAAGATCCTGTTCTTCAAGATCAAAGGAAACAGAGATCTTTGGAATCTTTACATCCTTTGTCGGTACAGTCAATAGTGATGGTTCGGCATAGTAATAAGTTACGCTAGAACGACCGTTGGAGATAACAACGTGAGTGTCGTTAAACTCTAGGTCTGGGTTGGTAAACATGCTTACAATTCCAAGAAATCTATTAAGATCCCAAATTGGAACTTCTACATCAAATGTTTCTTCTACCTTTGCTTCTGCGTAGATGTTTCTACCAACAGACATCGTTTTCAACGTATTACCCGGATGGATAAGAATGTTAGAATTGATGGCAGCGAAGTTTTTTAGAATGTTATAGGTTTCTTTAGATAAACGCATTTTGGTCACAGTTGTCATATAAATCCTTATGTAAATTAATCAAAATCTTTGCGATACACAGAGTCATTCAATTGCTGTTTTTGAGCATGGCGATTACCACGCTTGTTTCTGTTTTGTTGCTTCTTTCCAAACTTAGATGGCTTGTTCTTACCACGATTAGTAAACTTCTCAAAACTGTCGTTATTCATATTCTTATTATATCTCCAAAAAACTACTTGTCCAATATATTTATATTTGTGTTTTGATCTTTGAAAAATTATTTTTCTTTTCAAATTGTAAAGATTGATCAAACTTATCTACTAATTGATCTGCCTTGTGACTGATAATAAATATCGAACATTTATTCTTCATTTTATTTAAGATTTTTAAGAATGATTCTGTTCCTGCTGCGTCAAGTGAAGAGTCAAGAATCTCATCAAAGATGAGAAGATTGCAGTTCAAACTATTCTTCATCTTTGCAATTTCACGCCATGTCAGCAATATGGCAAGGTCGATGCGTTGTTTCTCTCCCTCAGAGAAAGAGGAATATGAGAATGCATCTCTGTATCGTGACTTGATTGTTTCTTTAAATTCTTCATCGATTGTGAAGTCAACATAGAGATTAAGTTTTCCAAGGAACTTGTTGACGAGTCCATTGATGATGGGAACATAATGTTTGATAATGCGACTTTTGAGACCGCTATCTTTGAGAATATCGTAAACCACATCATGGTGAATCTGGTCTGAAATGTAACTTTCAAGTTTCTTTGAAATTTCATCTTTTTTATCTTCCGATTCTTTCAGGCTTGCTATTAAACTTGTTAAATTGTTAGAAGCTTCCTTTTCTTTCTTATCTTTCTCCAAAATTTTGTTATTGGATTCAAAATGACCAATTTTATAACTGAGGGCATTTATATCGTTGGCCAGAACCTGAAGCTCTTCATTTAAAGCCTCATAATCGTGTTTAAACGCCTCCAGTTGCGTTTGTTTTGTCTGGGCGACTCTCAGGGCGTTTTCGCACTCCTCGGCCTTAGAATGCTTCTCTTTTTTATGTTTGTTTCTTTGCTCTTCGGGTAAATTTTGACCACAGCACTTACATACTGCATTATCTTCCAGAGACTTAAGTTCTTCTAAAATAGTATGTTTGACGGTCTCTAATTTTACAAGCATTGCCGGAACATCTTTTAGCCCATCAATTTTTTTCTTCAAAGAAGCCAAATCTTTTGACTTTTTGGTATGTAAGTTTACATCATTGTCTTTTTGGGCAATAAGTTTTACAATTTCTTCTTTATTAAAGACAATTTTATCTTCAATATTTTTGATATCATCTGCGTTATGAGTTTTTACTTGCTGAATAAATTCTTTATGCGATTTGATTTTTTCATGTGCTATTCCAAGCAAACTTTGTTGTTCTGCAATAGAAACTTTAAGAGAACCAAGTTGGCCCTTAACATAAAGATTCATGTCGGCCAAAATATCAAGTTCAAGCAATCCTTCAATAATCTTTCTCCGTTCAGCTGGAGTAAGTTGCATGAAAGGAATAAAGTTTGATTTACCTAGAATTACTACCTGTTTAAACGCGGAGTAATCAAACCCCAAGATTTGCTCTTCAAACATCTCTTGGTAATCTTTTGATTTTGCATTTTGATCTATAAGTTTATCGTCTTTATAAATCTCAAAAATCTTTGGTGACAACCCACGCCGTACTAGATAGTGACTGTTTGATTTATTGAACTCTATCTCAACAATACAATTTTTTCCATTTACCGTATTTACGAGTTGAGGAATATTAATGGGCCTGAATGGTTTTCCAAACAATCCAAAGCACAGCGAATCAAGCAATGCAAATGATTTGCCGTGACCATTGGTTCCAGTGACCAATGTGGTTTTTCTTGTGTTTAGATTGATTTCTGAAAAATTAGTTCCAAAAGAACCAAAGTTTTTAAATCGAACAGATAAAAATTCTATCACTCTTCGTCCTTTGACAGTGCAGTATTATATGCCTCGTCCACGATCTTTGCAAGTTTATTCTTGTCGATTGTCTTATCGTTGATTGTTTCCAGCTCTTCGTGCAACAATTGCAGAGTATCTTTATGAACATCTACTGCTACAAGTTCGGGGTTGGTTGAAACCTCTTCAGTTACTGCCAATTCTGCCACGCCCGCTTCATAGAATTTGTCAAGGTATTTTTCAAAAGCAGGAGCCTTAGTGCGCTTCTTGACAAAAATCTTGACATAACAATCTTTAAATAACGAATGGTCCACGGTTTCGGTGGAGTCCTCATTATAATCAAGCGTGTAGAATAACTTTTTTGTATTTTTAACAAATGATAATGTACGATTGCTGAAGTCAAAGACATGGAAGCCCTTTTCTTCCCAAACGTCCGAGAAAGCCATCTGATACTGCGTACCCAAGTAATGTATGTTATCACGACTAGACTTGATGTGATAATGCCCAGTAAGAACATACTCAAATTTATCAAAGTGTTTGGGTTCATATCCTTGCTCCACAAATACGCCACGGATACTTTGAAAACCATAAAGTTCTAGATGGCCAAGCAACAAAGAACATGTAGTCTCTGATATAAATTGTGCTGCGTATTCCTCGTTTTCCGGATTTATCCATGGAACTAAAGCCACACAGCAATCGCTCAATTTTATTTCTGTTGGCTCTGAATAAATTTCCCAATTTGTATATTGGGATATAAGTTCATCTAAAGAATTTACTTTATTGTTATTGCGGTAATATGTATCGTGGTTACCGCAGATTGCAATACATTTTATACCCATATCACGAAGAGGCTCAAAAAATCTTTGGCGAACCTGGTTGAGTGTCTTAAAGTTTACATACTTTCTACGATCAAATACATCCCCCAAATGAAAGATGGTCTTTATATTGTTTTCTTTGAGATATGGAAACAACTGCTCCTCAAAGAAAGAAAGAAAGTATTCAAGAACGATTGGAGAATCGGCTTTATACCCGAAGTGGGTATCGTTAAGTATTACTGCTTTCATATATCAAGCGTATCTTTTTTTGATTTTCTTTTCTTCTTCGTTTTTATCTTTTGTTTAGGGCTAAACAATGTGTCGAAGCGTTCCATATCGGAATCTGTCAAACCAAAGAAATCTCTTCTTCCTATATCAATACCAGCAAATTTTTCATTGAACCAATTATGAAAATCTTTGTCGTTTTGTTGTTCTGCAAATTTATATTGTGTATATTTTTCTTTCTTTTCTCGGTTTATAATACGAACAAAAGAAAACCAGCAAATCTGAGTCAAGTATCCGAATGGACTTGTAGATTTGTTGGGATCAAAATTATCAATGTAAGTTATGCAGTTTAATACTGCATCTGATACCATCTCTTCGCGATATGGATAATTTGCAAAGTTTGGTCTATACGATAATCTTGAGGCTATCTTTAATATACATTCACCAATGAAATCAGGTAACTTAGGTTGTTTTCTTCCTGCATTCTCTGCTTCATCGCATTTTTTACGATATTCTACTAAAGCATCATATAGTGCTTGATTACTTACGTAATCATCATCAGATGCTTTCTTTTTCTTTTTTGGCTTTTTCACAGACTTATATTAACTCACAAAACCAATAAATCAAGTTTTTTATCAATTAATTACAGCAAATACATATTAAAATTTTCTGGGGGCTGTTCCAATTCTTTTATATTTTTTAATTTAATATTTAATTCTTTAAATTGTGGATTGTTTTTTTCTATTTCTAAAAAGAAATTCCAAGCTAAAACTATTATAATATCTGGTTTATTAATTGAAATAATATCTTTTGAGTAAATTGGAATATTTATACCAGGTATAATTTTATTATGTTTTAATTTATTATCTTCTACCACATAGTCTATTATTTTATTATCAATTTGATAAAAATTTAATGCGGTTGTAGCTTTTGCCGGGGCACCATAACCAACTAATTTATATCCATCTTTTTTTAAAGTTACTATATTCTGTGATATATTATGTTTAACTCTTTTGATTCTTTCCCCGAAACTTCTGTAAGCGTCAAACGATGTAAATCCTTCGTTTATTTCTTTTTGTATAAAATTTGATACCGAAGAAGAAATATATTTTGGTTTATTTTGAACATAAACTCTAATCGAACCTCCGTGTGTTGGTATGTGTTCGACATCTACCACAGTATATCCATGTTTATTGAAAAAATATGATAAAGATGACACGCTCCAATAACTTACATGTTCGTGGTAAATATTATCAAAAGTAAGATCCTTTACGGTATCATAAACATATTGAACTTCAACAACAAAAGTACCATCTTCTTTTAATAATTTAAACACACCTTTAACGATATTATCAATATCAGGTGAATGTGCAAAAACATTCGATGCTGTCACCAAATCCACTTTTCCTAATTTCTGTAATATCTTTTCTGCTACATCTTCATTAAAATAAGCTTGCATTACATCAATGCCTTTGCTTTCAACTATAGGAATAATATTACTAGCTGGGTCAACACCAAATACCTTTATACCCATTTCTTTAAATGGAATTAATGCTATTCCATCATTGCAGCCAATATCCAAAACGCATGAATCCGAGGTTAATTTAAAACGCTCTGCATATTTTTGTGCTGCTTCTCTAAAATGATTTTGAAAACTTTTAGTAGTAGATGATGTATATAAATACGTATCAAAAAGTTTATTAGAAGGAACAGAATAAGATAACTGACAATAATGACAATTATTGCAATATAAAACTTCTAAAGGATATAATTCTGCTGTTTCTTGATTATCATTCAATAAATTATTGGCTAAAGGGGACTTGCCCAAATCAATAACACTTTTTAAGTTTTTGTTGCCACAGCAACGACACGAAGATTCTATCATATTATTTCCTTTTTGTTCTCCTGACATTTATAACAATTTTATCATAATTGTCAATTATATCATTGTATATTGTGTTAACGCTATCATTAAATTTAAAATTATAATCTGTTTCAAAAAGTTTATTTGAACAATTAAAACTATAATTTGTAGTAATTTTATTTTCTATTATTAATTCGCAACCTGTTAATTTTTTTATTTTTTCCCCAAATTCAATAATTTTTAAATTAATTGATGTGAGATTGTAAATTTTATTTTTAAAGTTTTCTTGATTAATTAAAACTTCTATAGATCTACACAAATCATTTAATCCAAGAACAGAACGCATATTATTTGGATTTGAAATATTAATTTTTTTATTAAAAGTGGCATTGACAGCAATTGAATTTAATAAATTTTCAAATCTAAAATTTTTAGAAAAACCACCAACAGAACCAAATCTCAAACCTATTAATTTTTTTTCTGGATATAAATATGCTATTTGTTCATTGCATAGTTTAGTATAATCATAAAAATTCACGGGCTGATTTAATTTATAATTTTCATCTACTAATTCATCGTTATGTCCATATATTGCAGCACTACTGCTATATAAAAGCGTTTGATTGTGGTTTAATTTTTCTATTAATTTTATATATTTTACTACATTGTTTTCAAATGGATCTGTTAAACTTTCTTCGCACATCGATACTGTGGAATGACCAGCCAGTAAAATAATATGCGTGTAATTTGATAAAAATTTTTCTGATAAATTATCAAAATCCTCTACAATAGTTTCTGGATATAAATTTTTATACCAACAAGAATCTACATTTGTAACTTGATATTTTTTTTCAAGTAAATAATCGTATAATCTAGATCCAATATATCCATTACCACCAATCAATAATATTTTTTTATTTTTCATTAAAAATCACACTTATAAAAAAGAGGATAATCTGTGCAAATACCAAAACACCGAATACTCTTTATATTTATATTAGTTTTATCAGACAAAACACATATTCCGTATCTATTTACATAACCGGGAAAACACCAAGGTATACCTTTACTTGTTAAAGTGTAATTATCTGTTTGGTGCCAAAAATAATGCAAATTATCTGCTTTCATTTGTTCCATTGCATTTATATTCTTGGCATGAAACCATCCCGGCAAAGAATAAAGAAATTCTAAAGATACTTTATACGAAGGATTATCGTGACCTAAAAAATATTGACCGTCTATCACCCAAACATCAACTTCTACATCAAATCCATTTTCTACAGCTTTGATTAAATAATTTGGTTGATTTTCAAATGCAGGATTTGAACCATTTAAATTACCTCTATGTGCTATTATTTTCATAAAGATTGTAAATATAAATTTAAATCTTCTGGAGTTCCTATCCCATTCATTTTTTGAACAAAGAAAGGAATAAGCTTTTTATTTTGCTGGATGAATTCATTATACACTGGTGCTATATAAAATTCATTATTTACTCTAATATTTTTACGAATCATGTTTTCGGCAGAAGAAACAAATTCCGATCCCTTTCTATACCAATAAATTCCACAAGTTGCAATATCAGATATTGGTTTTTTTTCTGCTACTTCACAAATTATTTTTTCATTATTTAATTTGACAAATGACCATTTTGAATCTGTTGCATTAAAACAAAAAATAATTCCGTCTACAGAAGTAAATTTTTTTAAATATTCAAAGTTTTCTTTTTTATATTCAATATGCTGATCCGAGTTTGCTATAAGTAAATCATCATCATTGTTTATTAATTCTTTAGCCAGTAATGCTGTGCATGCGGCACCTTCAGTTAATTTATCTACAGCAATTATTGTGCTTTTATTGTTTGTAATTTTGTTTAGTAAAGTTTCAATACTTGGATATTTTTTTAAATGTTCTTTTCTTACTAAAAAAATGTATTGTCCATCAAACATCAGATTTTCAACAACCCGTTGTATCATGGGCTTTCCATTTACATCAATTAATGGTTTTGGTAATTCGTAACCTTGCTTTTGAAATCTGCTTCCTTCTCCTGCCATCGGTATTAAAATTTTCATAAGCTATTTACTCGTAAATTATAATTGTTTAATGTAACTTCGGTTGGGTCTTTTACAATCCATAGATATTTACACACCGAATTTTTAGCTGCTTTTATGCCAGTATTTGAATCTTCTACACACATTACCATATCAGGAGAAACACATAATTTGTGGACAGCATAATTATAACAGTCCGGAAAAGGTTTATTATTTTCAACATTTTCATTTGTTACCAGCAAATCAATATAAGGAAGCAAATTACTAACTTCAAGCATTTTACTTGCTGTTATTTTTATAGAATTTGTAACGCATCCTATTTTTATATTTTGTTTTTTTAAATACTCTAATAAAATTATTTTTTCATTATCTTGTTTTGTTGATTTTGAAATAATTTCAAGTGTTTTTTCTTGTTTTAATTTCCACACTTTATCTTGATCATTTTGGTTTAAACCAAGCATATTTAATTTAATTTTAGTTGGCAATCCATTATATTTTGATAAATGGTCTTTTCTTGAAATTTTAAAACCAACTACTTCTTGTAAACTTTCATTCAATGCTTCATAATGCCATTCACAAGCGTCTACTAATACTCCATCTAAATCAAATAAAATTGCTTGCAAAAAAATCATGGTGAATGAGGAAGATAATAATATTCATTGCCGTGGCCAAGTTGATCGATTGGATTTATTATATTGATATTATCATAACTAATATGTTTAGATAATTGGTGTATAGTTCCATGCAGTCCGTTTCTTTCTCCGGAATGGAATAATTCACCTATTGATTGTGAAAATATTTGAATGTATTTTTTGGGAAACGCATAAAAATTATCACATGTATAATTTAAATGATTGCATCCCTTTTCTTTAAAAAGCACATTCATTTTTTCAAAATTATATGGCAATTCTTTCATGTTTTTAGAGAATAGAATATCAAAGCGGGTACTAATAATAAAATCAAGATCTTCGTCTATTAATTGTAATAATGATTCCGAATATGTTTGCTGCATAAACGAAGAACCAAAATCTTTTAAAAAGTATTTTGTTGGCTGGTACATTTCTAATAATTTATCCATATATTCATGTGGATAAGTTGTTAAATAAACACTAACATCATGTTCTTTTTTAAATGGTTCTATTAGATTTGTATTAATATTTGGAGGGCAACAATCAAATTTTCTAACTCTGCCTAATCTTCCAACTCTATCTCTAGAGTTTGCCTTTTCTTCATCTAAATGAGATATTCCTACTATAGATATTCCAATTTTCATTTGTGTCCTTCAATTAAACTAATATGTACATATACATCATCTTGTTTATTTAGATTAAGTTGAAAAATATATCCTCTTTCTTTTAAATAGTCTCTACTCAACTTTTTTCTTTCTTCTCCACCTTTTCTATATTCATCTGTTTCAAACGTTATGACATTAAATGTGTATAAATCAAATGGTATTTTGTATAAACATTCTAATGTTATAGAAGGTGGCTCTAAATCTAAAGATAAGTAATCTATTGTTTTAGGTAAATTAAAATCTTTAAATAATTTTAAATAATCCAAAGAAAGAGCATCATTTAATACGTGTTTAGTTTTTGGTCTCAATTCTTCCCAAGAACCTGTAGAATCTTTAGCATCTAAAATATCGATTCCTATTCCATACCAATCAAAATACTTTTCCATAATATAAGAATTACTAAAACGAATAGGTTCAGCACACCCTATATCCACAAATGTACCTGATTTTTTAAAATCCAGTAATTGTAAAACTATACCATCTTGAAAAATCTGCGATTTAGATTCTATTTTAGATGTTAACATTTTTATTTTTAAAAGCTAAACCTTTACTAACATAATGACTTACATATGCTGGGCAGTATGTTTTCCAATCTTGATCAGCAATTTTTTTTGTTTCTTCTGTTAATACTGGATCATATTCTAGATTAAAATTTTTAAATTTATCTATCCAATAAGAAGCTGGTTGACAATTTACATGATTCCATCCACCTTGACCCGGTGTTGCGTGTGTTATAAAAATTAATTTAGCTTTACAAAAATCTTTAATAAAATTGTCAGCATATTTTTCTTCTACGTGTTCTACAAATTCACAAGACCAACATAAATCAAATGTTTTGTTTATATTACTTTCACCATCACAATAATCGTGGTGTTTTATAAATTGTTTTATTTTACTATTTTCTATACAATACGGATGACCTTCTATTCCTTGTACACTGCATCCGTTGTCATAGAAAAATTTTGTAGAAATGCCCATTCCACAACCAACATCTAAAATACTTTTAATTTGAAATTTATCTATTAAATATTTCCATAAAAATGGATGATAAGTTGCTAAATCACCTGTATTTTCAGTTGTAGAAAATCCACCTAAATGATTTAAATTTTTTGTTGTCATATTTTTAACACATTCCTTACTTTAGAATTATCATGTTCATGCCAAAGACCATAATTATCTATATGTCTTTCTTGATGGCCTTTTCTTTCAATAGTTTTGATATTTGTATAAGTTGAATTTATACAATCAGTCAAATAATGTTCGTGTACTATATTTCTATCATTATTTGGGTCATATAATTTTTGCCATCCTTTAAATATATTCTTATCTGGTTTTAATACAAAAAAATCTCCAGTATAACATATTCTTCCGATATGATATATCGGTGAAACTAATGCATCAAAATTTTCTAAAAATGATTCTTTTAATTTAGTATCATCTACAATATAACAATCAGGCTGGCAAAATAAAACTTTTTCATAATCTCTGAACATTTCAAATAAATCAGATTCAGCAGCAACCTGACCTAATGAATAGCCTGCATTTTTATTAGTAATGCTAATGTAAGTTTTTGTTTCAAACTTACAAACATTTTCTAATTGGGATATAGAAAAATTTTTATTATTTGAAGAAACATATACTTCAAAATTATTTTTTAAAAAATCACTTCTATTAAAAAATAACGATGAATAATATAATTCATCTAAATGTCGATGCGAGTGATAAAAAAGTAAATATTTCATAATTTTATAATATCATACTTGTAAATGTAATACACGTTTTGGGGTCACTAACATCATTCCTTAAAAAAGTTTTAAATCTATATTCAAAAAAACTTAGTCCGTTTTGTTTAAATATTTCAATCCATTTTTCTAATGAAAATAACGAAACATGATTGCCGGATGAACATTGTGTTTTTGCAATACTTCCGCAAAATAAACCATCTTTTTCTAGATGATTTTTTATATTTGTCAAAAATATTCCTAATTTATCTTCTGAAATATGTTCTAATACTTCCCATGATTGAATATAATCAAATTTTATTTGTTTATCGTTGATTTGTATTTTATATGGTTTAGCTGCATCACACAAAAATAAATTTTTATTCTTGTAAATATTCCAATTATTTTTTCCAGCTCCACTAAGAGCGTGACTACTTCCTTCTAAACCTATTGCAATATCACCAGAAGAAAAATGATCTATTATCAATTGCCCGCCTGCGCAGCCAATATCTAATACTTTTAATTGTTTATTATTAAAATAGTTTTTAACTTCTTTCAAATACTCCGGATTGGTTGTATTGTCCCTAACACAACCATATGGATTTATATGGTCAAGACTATCTTCAGCAATAGGAAAATCAGTTTGAACTGTTAGCATAAGAAAAATACCTTTCTATATAATTTTGATTTTTATAATAATTTTCTAATTCTTCTTTGTTTGAATTGATTAAAGTTTTATGTAATTTATATATTTCTGAAATTTCTTTTGGTTCTTTTAATGTTGATGGTGGATGTTCTTGATGAAAGACAATTCCTCTAAACCACGCCACTTTATATCCTAATTTTATAAATCTAATGCCTCTTTCTTCGTCTTCTGGGCACCAGTGTTTATAATTTTCGTTCTCCATAAACCCTGAAATATATGATTTTGTTTTAAAGAATTGAACATGACCAAAACGACAAAAATCTACAATTGTTTCTTCTATATTGATGTCATCTAGATTTAAAGTATTTTTAAATACTTCATAGGATTGCATCCCATTTTTTAATTTTCTTTGATCAAATTGTTCAAAACCATATGGATATATTAAATCATAATTATCATTTAAAATTAGTTTATTTGCTAAACTTATTGATTCTTTTGGAAGCAAAACATCTGCGTCATAATTCACCGTTATATCTGTTTTGATATCAAATAACATTTCATTAATCAATTTTGTTCTATGGAATTCATCGGGAGAAGATTTTTTAAAAATATATTTAATTCTCTCTTGTTTTAAAAGAGGAGAAAACAATTTACGTTCGGAGTCAGATTCTGTTATTACTATATTTGAATCAGTATTTTTTAAAAGATAATTTAAACTTACTAAAATATTGTTTAATCTTTCAGTAGAATCTATTTTAAGTGGTATTATAAAAGTGGAATTACACATATAATTTTTTTAAATGATTTAAATATTCGCGAACTGTAACTGATATTTCAAATTGTTCTTTATAATAATCAATTATATCGTTTCTGTATTTTTCATTTTCTTCATTTATTCTATTAATTTCATTAATAAAATCAAGAGTATTTATTTCATTTTTATAAATTTTTACAAATGGTTTATTTTCATCTATATTTAGTGCAGCTCTATCAGATATGACTAAACTACAACCTGATGCTAAAGCTTCTTTTACAACTAAAACATCTCCTTCAAATGAAGATAATAATATCACTGAAGAATAATTACTCATATTCTCTACTACTTGCTGTCTAGCCCATGTACCCAAATAATTTGTTTTTCCAATATTATGTGGAATAAATCTTGGATCTTCTAGATGTCCAACAAAATCCATTTCTATAGAATTTGCAAAATTATGTTGTAAAAAAAATTGATTTTTTCTTGGTTCTATTTTTCCTATTACTAATGATCTTTTATTTCCTTTATCTTTTCTGTATGGTTCAAACATGTAATTTGGTATTCCACATCTACATATTCCAGTTTTTAACTTTGGATTTATTAATAGTGCATTATTATTAGATATTTCTGCCTGACCAAAGTATGCATCAATATTATTAAAAAGATTTGAATAATGTGTCTGTACTGTATCATTCCATAAATCTGTAAAAGGATGAAATGGTGAATGCGAAGTGGCAACTAGTATATAATTTTTGTTTTGATTTAGAATTGGTGCAAATTGGTCATCGTGTAGATGCACTATCGAATCTTCTCTAGAAATAATATCATCTACAATTTTTTTATAATTTATTCTATCATTTATTAAAATAAATTTTTGATTTATTTTTTGAAATTCTTCAGTAATCCAAGACAATGTATTTTCTATACCACCCCAACCATTATTTCCTGGAACTGGTATTGGTAAATTGCCCGGAGCTACTACTATAATATTTTTATTTATTGTGTTCATTGTAAAATTTTAACAGTATTTGTTTTAAAGTATTAGAAAGATACCTGTTTTCTTTTTCTGCAATAAAAAAATTATCAACAATGGCATCTATTTTTTTATTATAGAAGTGTTTGTCTAATAATTTTAAATCATTTGGTTTTTCTACAGTACATAAATTTATAATACCATCAGGATTAAATATAGTATATGGGAACGTGCTACCCCAATAAATTGGTATGGTGCAAGTTAAAAAACAATCAAGTAATTTTTCAGAAAAATAATTATCGGTATTATCATTTTCTATTGATATCGAATAATAATAATCCACCAATCCTTGTTCTTTATTTTCAATCTGATTAAATCCGCGACCATAAACATCAACAAAATTTTTAACAGTTTCTAAAACTGATAAACGTAATCTGTGTCCTGCAACTGCACTATTATTTGATGATATCATGCTAATCATTTTTGTTTTTTTTGGTAAAAATGATTTATTTTTTATCCATGTAATATTAGAAGGATGAATATATTCAACATATGGTAAATGTAATAACTCTTTTATACATGTATAAACTTTATTATATTTTAAGCTGCATTCTTCTGTTTTAACAAATTGTAAAATATTCCTTAATTCTAAAATTGCTGGGCTTTCTTGTAAAATTAAACAATTTATTTTTTTTCTATTATTAGAGATGCAATTTAGGTCAATATGCATATCCATATTTTTAAATTCTGGATATTCATTTGTTATTTGGTTTACTGTAGTAGACCAATCATCTGTGTCACAATAAACAGATAAACTCATATTACCTCCCAATTCTCACAATAAATATCATTCCAATTTTTAGGAGCATTTGGATTAGTTCCATACCATTTGGCGGGAGCTATTACTTTTTTACTATTTGCTAACCAAGCACCCCACCAGCTAAAAGAACTATTTGCAATAATATGATAATCACATAACGACATGAAGCATAAATCTTCGTAATTATTCAATCCATCAAAAGTATAAAATTTTTTATTAATTTTTTGTAATAAGGAAGACGCTTTGTTTAAATCATCACTAAACAAAATAATATTGCAATTATCCGGCAATAAAGATAAACCATTTAGATAATATTCTGGACCACACCTGGGATAAACGTCTGGAAATTTTTCATAATCTCCAAATCTCATGTGAATTGAGATTAATGGATTATTTATTTTTTGTTTTTTATTTGATATTTTTTCTTTAATTTCTTTTTTAAAAGTAAATTCTTTAATCAATTCATTTTTATATTTTTTAAAATACTTTTCAGTTTGGAAATAACCAAACAAATCTGAATTATCTTTTATTTCAAAAAAAGAAGAATCAAACATATTATCTAATTCTTGTATCTGGCAGCTTGGAGTAAAATTACTACAATCCTTTGCACTTATATTTTCAAAACAATCCAATAATCCCAGCTTTTGGTAATCGTCATTATTTTCTTTGTATTTAAAAGGTATACCAAATTCATAATTATTTTCTTTTGCTATAGCATAAAGCGTAGCATATTGAAACATTTGATTGCCGAGCCTACCTCTGAGACCTAGATAACGATATGTAATCACTGTGTTTTAACCCAATCTAAAATATGTACAGAAGGTGACCACCCAGTTATTTTACAAAATTTTTTATAAGAAGACAAAGTATTTTTTGCTTCTCCTTTTCTTTCTGGTATGTGGACAATATTAGAATCTATTGCTAGTGCTAGGTCTTTTATTTTTACCGAAGCACCATAACCAATGTTAAATACACCAGCGTTATTTAAAGAATTTTTACTTGACCATAAATGCATACAAGCAATATTAGCAGAAACTACGTCTTTTACATAAATAAAATCTCTAGTTTGTAAACCATCTCCAACTATAGTAAGAGGTTCATTATTTGATTTTTGTCGGAAAAAAATTCCAGTTACTAATGCATATTGGCCTGTGGTTGGTGCTCTCTCACCAAAAACATTAAAATATCTTAAAATACAAGATTTAATCCCATACAATAAATTATAGTTTTTTAATAATAATTCTCCACAATATTTTGTTGAAGCATATGGGTTTAAACAATCATCTCTTATCTCTTCTGTGGTTGGCAATTCTTCTGTGAGACCGTATATGGAAGAGGTAGAAGAAAAAACTAAACCTTCAATTTTATTTTCTTTGCACGCTTCAAGAACATTTAATGTTCCTCCCACGTTTACGTCAACTGCTCTTGTTGGATTTTCTATAGCATTTTGGAGACGAGATTCTGCTGCAAGGTGAAAACAAAAATTACAACCTCGGGATATTTCTTTCAAGAGCTTTCCATCACAAATGCTAAATTTATGATAAGTAGCTTTATCATTGTAATAAAAATTTTCATTATTGGCAGAGCAATCATCGACAACAATAACTTCATGTTGCAAATTCACCAAAGCATCTACTAAATGACTTCCAATAAATCCACACCCACCTGTCACCAATATTTTCATTTTATAAACTCCAAATATGATTCACTAATTTTTTTCTTCAAATCCGTGGTCGAATAACCATGATCTCTATCAGTATATATAATCTTTATTGGAAGATAATCGGCGGTATAATGTTTATTTTTATAATCATCTCCCAAAAATCTTACATCGTAATTTCCAACTTCTAAAAATACTGCAAGATCTGATTCACTTTCGTAAGAAATAACAGAATCAATATATTTTATTGAATAAAGAATTTCTATTCTTTCCTGTAAAGAGTGAATAGGCTTCATTTTATTTCTTTCAGATGATGGATTATCATGCAGTAATACTGTTAAATGATCACAGTGCTCTTTGCAAAACTTAAACAAACGACAATATCCTGGATGTATTAAATCAAATGCTCCTGCCACCACTCCATAAATTCCACAATTATTTTTTCTCCAGTCTACAGCATTTATTGCTTTATCATCAACAACTATATCGTATGTTGGTTTTTTATTCATGATAAGTTCATGATATTTTAAATTCCATTCTTTTAACTGTTTTTTTGTAAGTTCGGTCCAATCTATCCCAGAACTTGATCCTCTACCAGTAAAAATTAAAATCTTATTTCCGGCAGAATATAATTCATTAACTTTGTTAATTGCACGCGTTAAAGGTTTAGCAGTGGCATAATTGCCATCAATTGCCTTTGTGCAAAGAGTTTCATCTAAATCAAAGCAATATATTTTTTTATTTATCATATAACTGAATGTAAAATAATTTCATGAACACATTCTACCACACCATAATCAGTAGAATCGACCCAAAAATCTAATAAAGCATGTTCAGAATATGTATTTCTTAAAGAATTATTTGCATCAAAACCAGTAAGAATAATATACTCTATATTATTTTCAAAACAATATTTGGCACAATTTAAAATATTTTTAGAATTACCAGATGAACTGATTAAAATTACCAAACTATTTGTTGTAGAAAATTCTGAAAGATATTGAGAAAACGCATTCTCGTATCCATAGTCATTTGCATAACAGGTAAGCCTAGCACCATCTGTAAATGCAATTGATTTTTTCTTTAATGCTTTCGTATAATCTTCTGCCATGTGAGCAGATATTGCATTGCTTCCACCATTACCTAAAATTATAATTTCTGAACTATTCCCGATCACAACCTTTTTTAAATAATCCAAATGAGTAGTATTTAAATTTTGCAATGCACTGTTGATTTGTGATATAAATTTATTCATAAAACTTGTTCTACTCCTCTATGACTTAAATTAACTTTTACAAATTTTTGATTTATTCCCGAATAATTCTTATCAAAGAAACATAAGAAAAAACCACCATTTCCGGCTCCACACAATTTATGCGCAATACATCCATTTAAAGATGATAGGTAGTTATCTATTTCTTTTAGGCTTTCATCTTCTAAAACATTCTTTGATGTTCTTTTCTTTTCTTCCCAGCCATCTTTGATAAGTTTTAAAAATTTATCAAATTTTCCATTTAATAACATGTCTTCAGATTCGTCTACCAATGGATTGAATGTATCTATTTCTGGAACACTTACGCTTTTTAATACAGAAGTAGAATTTCTAGTAATACCAGTAAAAAATAAATATGGCGTGTAATAATCAAAAAATGATGTTGGTAAAAATGTATACTTTGGTAAACCACTTGACGTAAATTCTATTTTTTTGAATCCGCCGATAGCACAACCAAATATATCTTGTTGTCCCAATAATGGATTTATAAGTTTTTCTAAAAAATGAGCCTTGGCTGCGCACTCAATATCAGAAATATTTTGTTCACGTAAAAGTGATATAGCTTTTATAAGAGAACAAGAATATGAAGAAGAAACAGCCAATCCAGAGCCATGAGAAAAAACATCACTTGTCATATGAACTGAGCACGGATGTACACGCTCTTTTTCAAAAAATAATTTTACTAAATCGTTTTTTATTTCTTGAATAGAATTTACTTCTTCTCTTGATGAATAATTTACTATGTATTTTTGATCTAAACTGTTACGACCTAATAAATCTTTATACAAAGAAACGTAAGTGTATATTGTTGGGGTAAAAGATATGACAGATCCTTTTTTGTGCTTATCGATATAAGCATCCAAATCACTAGATCCACCAACTAAAGAAATTCGAACAGGACAACGAACTGTAATCATATTTTTATAAACTCATCTGGGAACATGCTATTTTTATTTTCTAATGGCCTAGCAGTAATAAATTCCCATTTATTATTGCTATTACGTTCATCGGCTTGAACAAAATATGGTTTCTTTGGAGCCAAAACTTTAAAATGTTGTAATATACTCGCCACACCAATATCAACAGGTTTTTGATATTGGTAAACAAATAATTTTGTAACTTCGGCAACCGCCTTTTTAAATTTTTCAGAAAGATACAAAACTGCGTGTGTACTTAATACATTACCTATACGGAAAAAAGTATCATTATAATTTTTTGTCATATAATATGGATTCCCAGATGATGTTCCAACGTAAACAGAATCTATATCATTTGGAACTTCTAATATTGGATTAAAATCTTTAGTTATTTTAGCATCATCCTCTAAAATTAAAAGAGGTATATCATTATATGTTTCTAAAATTTTTACATGAGACATACCGCAGCCAAACCCATACCAATTACTTGGGGGGGATGGTTCTATTTTATCTGGGGTCAAACCAGAAAAACGAATGTGGTTTTTAAAACCATATTCGTTAAACTGATTTATCATTTTTTCGGCATTACCTGTATCTTTATCAAGATTAATCCACACAACAGGAATTTCACGAAGATCTATAATCATATAACCTCACAATCAATATACTTTTAATTATTCTATTGTCAAGATATTTAGTTGACTTTTTGAGAACCCAAAGTACATTAGCCAAATGGATCTTGAAGAACTAAAGAATCATATAACAAAAGACTCTCAAGTAGACTCTACAGAACTAGGATCTGAGGCCATTAGAATTCCACAGATACATGGAAAGTATCTAAATCTCCTTTCTGATTTTAAATTACTTCTGACAAAATATCAGAATGAATATGCTATTCAAAGATTGCGTAAATGGAAGATTTATACAGGTAAAGCCTCCCAAGAAGAATT